GAATGCGAATGGCGTCGTGCCCAGCGATCTCTCGCCAGTGGGATTGATAGGTCGGCAGGCTGCCGGTGCCGAGATCGAGATTGCCCAGAAACACCGGCGCGATATTGAACACCTGCCCAAGCGTCACGGGCTTCGGGCGGCCCTTCAATTCGCTGCCGCCTTCCGCCCCGCCTGTCCCCTGATACAACACCGGCTGCAAGGGTGTCGCCATGCGTTCCGTCACATCGCCCAGTGCGAGGCGGGCGGAGAACTCACCCGTCCTGTCAATGCTGCGCAGCACGCCGACAAAGGGAATGGCCGCGCTGGCAAGGCTGGTGCCGAAATCACTGGCGCGCGCATTTACCACCGGGAGCGACAACACGCGCACGGCCCGGCCATCCGCCAAACCATAGCGCGCAAGGTCGGCAGCGAAGTTATCGCCATCGGCCAGCGCGATTTCCGAGACCGTCAGCGCCACCCTGCCACCCACTGCCAGTGCATCGGCGGCGGATTGGCCGATCTCAATATCATCCAGAATGCGCGGCTCATAATAGGCCCGCGCCGGGGTATCACTCGCGGCGGAATAGAAAGCCGCCGAGGCCAGGCGCAATGTCGCGATATTCTGCGGTGCAGCCAGCGCCTCTGGCAGGAATGCCGGCGCGAGCATGCCGGGCGCATCAAAGCCCATCATAGACCAAAGCGCCCCCGATTGATGTTGAAGTTCTGCTCGATCTCACCGGCGGCCAACGGGCGGTTGTAGATTTCAACCCCGGCGATCTGGCCGATGAAAAACCCGGCTGATGCCAATGGCCAGAGATTGAGGCTCTGCCCGGCGATACGCCAATAGCCATCATAAGGCTGTGTGGCAGCGATGACAGTGCCAAGCCCCTGACCATTCAGGCTGTGATAGGCGCTGCCATTGTTGAAACTCACCACCGCGTAGCGCCATTGATTGTCGGTGACATTGCCATAGATGAAAGTTGAGGCACCGGCGCTCCAGACGCCCCAGCGCAATTGTCCGGCGGTATCCACATAGAAATGCCGGTCATAGCCGCCCGAGCCGCCGATCTGGGATGTTTCGAACCCGACCAACTTGCGCCCCGAGGGGGCGGAGGTGCGGAACCAGATGCCGATGGAAAAACTCTGCGGGTTGGAGATCAGCGTGGTGGTGGTGATGTTGCTGCTACCGTCAAAGGCCAGCGCGCTATCCTGGAAAACCGTATTGCCGGTCAGCGTGCCGTGATTGGCGCTGCCGCTGAGATCGGAAATTGCCAGACCACTGCCCGGATAGCAGGCCGGGTTGGCGATATCGTAATGCAGCACGAGGCCATAGGTGATGATGCTCGGCGGTGGTGGTGGCGGTGGCGGTGGTTCCGGCGCGGGCGCGCCTTCGGCACGCGTGGTGATTTCCAGCGCCAGCACTGCCGCGCCCGGTTGGCCACCAAGCAGCAGCGCGGGCCGCGTTGCCAGCGCAGCATTGGACATGCTGGCGCCAAGAAAGGCCGGCGCGTCCATGGCGGGCGCATCGGAGGCGATCATTGGATCAGGCTTGCGGGCTCAATGCCGATCGTTTGCAGTAGCGGCGCCACTTCGGGCGAGAGCAGGTCAAGGCGCTGCGCGGCAAGCCAGCGCTCGCGCAGCAGCAATTCCGCATCGGTAAGATCGGTGGCGGGCGCTTCAAGCTTGAGCAGCGCCATGGCTTCGCGCAGTTTGCCGGCGGTACCGAGGGCTTCGACCAGGCGGAGCTTGGTGATTTCACCAGGTGGTGACGGTGGTGGCGACGGCAGAGATATTTCCGGCTCGGGGATTGGCGGCGCGGGGATGATCTTCACTACCTCCATGCCACCCGCCGCGACGATGGCTTCGACCAGGGGATGTTCCACCGGACGCGGTGTACCGATGCTGAACCGATGCGCTTCAAGCGCGGCGGCATAGGATGCGACACGCTCGGCGAGATCAGGGCCAAAAGCTTCAATTGCCTCGGCAGGGATAGGGAATGAAGGGCGTGTTTCGGATGCCTTCTCGGGGTATTCCATGCTACCCGCAATGGAATCCTGCGTGTTGCTGTCACTCATCGCATAGTCCTTATTCATTGAGATTGTCATTCCGATGAAGTATTCGGATCAACGATCAGTGGCGGCTTTGCTTTGTCTGGCGCAATGGCGCCGTGCATGATGTCGAGATTGTCGATTATCACTAAGGAGAGGTGAGATGCCGCGCAAACCCGTATCGATCAGCCGGGCCGATATTGCCACTGGCAAGGCCAAGCTGTCCGCACAGATGAAAGGTCAGGCTCTGCCCCTGGTGACGCCAGGTGAAGTGTTGTAGGAGGAATTCCTGCGGCCCTTGGGCCTTTCCGCGCGTGCGCTTGCACGTGATATCGCGGTGCCAGCCAATCGGATCACGGAGATCCTTCGCGGCGAACGTGCCATCACTGCGGATACGGCGCTGCGCCTGTCGCGGCGCTTTGGTGTTTCGGCAGAATTCTGGATGAACCTGCAAACAGCGCATGACCTTGAAAAGGTGCGCCGCGATTGGCCCGCCGAGGCCGCGTGAGGGAATCAGCCTCACGCCCCCGCGAAAAGCGCCACGCTACAAATCAGCGCGGGCGGCATATTGGCTGAGGCACCGCCGGCGAAATCACTTACCGTAATGGGCGGCGTGGCATTGCCGATCGTAATGCCGGTGGTGGCGGGATTGGTTGACGGATTGGCATAGCCATAGGAGCCGCCGCCTTGAAAGCCAGGTGCAGGCTGGACAGTGTAGCCAGGCAATGAATGAGAGTGGCCCGGATCATTCAGGCTGTGATTATGCGCCGCCTGCGATGCGGCATGGCCATGCGTGCCGATGCGCTGATCACCACCTGCATTGCCAAGCGCTGCGGCATTGATGCCCGAAACGCCGCTGGTAATCCGGCTGGCCGCAACGCCGCCGAGATTGTCCAGCCCGAATAGCGCTCGCCCCCGCACATCCGGCGTGCCAAAACTGCTGCTGCCATCCCCCGCGCCATAGGTGGTGCCGATCGTGGCAAACAATGTCGCGTAGCTGCTGCGCGACAGGTTCTGCCCATTGGGCCAGACACAGAAAGGTGGCAGGTTGGCGCCGGCGACTTGTACATATTCGCCAATCAGCCGGCCATGGCCAAAAATCCCCGCCACCCATCCAGCGCCGCTGCGCAGGATATTCGCTGTCATCCCTGGTGGTAGCGCGATGCTGGCCTGGCCATTGATGATCTCACTGGCATTGGGATCCAGCGTGAGCGCCGCACTGCCCAAATTCAGCACCAGCCAGCCCGCACCTTGCGCCACCGTCGTGACTGCCGGCAAATTGAGCGTTGCGGCAGCAGCGCCCGAGAACACCACCGTATTGCCAAGATCCGCGAGCGCCAGATTCGCCGTACCGGAAATGGCGATCACTTCCCGCGCGGCCGGGTCCACCACGCAAAAGACATCCTTGGTGCCCGCGGGCAGTGACACCAGCCCACCAGCATTGGACGAGGCAAGGATGGTGGCACGCGTCAGCGCCCCTGGTGAGCCGCCATCGAAATCGCCATAGCCAATCTCGAACCCGGTGCTCCATTGAATGCAGTATTGAATCCGCCGCGATCCGGCGCCGAAGGCTGCCTGGAAACTGCGCGCATTGCTGGCGGCGGGGCTCAGCACCAGCGTGCCGGTGCCGGCGGTCTCAGAGCTTTGCTTGGCGCGATAGGCGATGATTGGCATGGGTTAACCCCGTCATGTGCTGGCGCGGGCCAGGATGGCTTCGTTCTGGGCGGTCAGGCGGCGTAGTTCCGACAGCAAGCTGCGCAGCACTTCCGTCTGCGCATTGCCGGTGGCGATCACCGCCAATTCCAGCCGATCCGCGCCCGCGACTTGTGCTTCGAGCAAGGCGCCAAGATTGGCGGGATCGCTGCCTGGCGCGGCATTGCGGAGCGTGCGCGCAACATCGGCGACCAGTTCCGCAAAGCTTGAGGAGATGCCGAGGAAGTCCTTCGCGATCGGCAGGGCGATTTGCGCCACGCGCGCGAATTCGGAAAGCTCCTCCGGCGTCGCGCCATCCAGTAGCGGGGCCTGTGCTGCGGCAAGGCTGGATAAGGCAGCGCCATAGCGCGCCTCAAGCGGCAGGCCGCCCAGATCGCCCATGGTCAGGTTCTCCAGCAAGCCGCGCGAGATGTTCTGTAGCTGCTGGTCAAATTGCCGAATAACTGCCAAGCGTTCATCGGCGATGGTCTGTTCCAACGCTACAACGCGGCGGATGTATTCCTGACCCGTCTCCTCCAGCCCAAGCTGGAATAGCTGCTCGCGAAAGGCGCGCAGTTCCGACTCGGCCCGCAGGTCGAATTGGCCGAGGGCAACGCCGCGACTATCGCCATTCAGCGCCATGCGGCGAATGCCAAGTGTGCGGTCAATGATATCAAGGTCCCGCGCGCGATCGGCCTCAAGCTTGGCGATACGCTCGGCACGCTGCGAATTCAGATCGGCCTCGGACAGGCCGAGGTCCTTGGCCTTGGTGATAGCGTCGTCATAGGTTTTGGTCAGTGCCTCCATCGCGGCCTTAAAGGCGCTGGTCTTTTCGACTGCGCGGCTAAGGGGCTCAAAAACCTGCGTCACGAAATCAGCGGCGGAAAGCGCCTCCTCCAAATCACCGCCGCGCCCGGCAAGCGTGCCAAAGGCGGTCATCTGATTGGCATTGTCGCTGCGCAATTGGCCGACCAGCGCGGTCAGGCTCAATTCGCGTGGCGAGCCAGAGGCAGGACCGAAACCAACCGCCGCCTGGCCCGGAGCCGCAAAGGTCAGGTTGCGCGCGGCGACTTGCTGGTTGATCGCATCAAGCTGGCGCTGCACTTCAGCCACCGCGCCGCCCTGGTCCCAGCGCTTGCCGCGCGCGCCGGTGATGGTGAGCAGCCCAGCATCATCCACGCCCAGAAACACATCGCCGCCGGCACGCGACGCCATGCCTTTCTTGGTTGGGCCGAACAATCCGCCGGCAGCACCGCCGATGGCGCCACCGACCATCATGCCAAGCGGCCCGCCCACCAGAAAGCCAAGGCCCATGCCAATGCCGGTGCCGATCAACGTGCCGGGCAAGGGATCCGCCGTGCCGCGCAAGCTGCCGGAAATCGTGCCGCCCGCCATGCCAAGGCCGAAACCCATCGCTCCCGCGCCGAGCAGATTGCCAAGCGTCACCGGCGCGGCGCTGGCGCCACCACCGGCAAAGAACCCTGCCTCGCCCGGCAGCGCAGTGCCGGCATAGAAACCGCTTTGCGTCGTGCCGAGCGCAGCGCCCGGTGTGTAGATCGGTGTGGAGAGCAAGCCGCCCGCGCCGCTCAGCCCGAGTGCTTCGCCAAGCCCGCCCGCGCCGCCAAACAGGCTGCTGCCCATATTCAGGAAAGGCAGCGGCGAAAAGCTGAACATGCCGGCACTGCCTGGCGCGGCGGTTGCACTTGTCGCCGGCGCCCCGCCACCCATGGCACCCATCAGGCTTGGCCGCGACGCACCGAACACTTCATTCACCAGCGGATTGACGATGGCGAGCTTCGCCATGTCGGTGACCACACTCGCGACCACCTGCCGCGCGATAGAACCGAAATCAATCGCCGCCTTACCGCCCATGGCAAAGGCATTCACCAGCCCATTGCCAATCCGATCCAGCGCATTCTCCCCGATCGAGGACAGCGCATTGCGCGACCGTTCCGCGAATTGCTGGGCTTCCTGCTCGGCCTTGGCTGCGGCCTCACGCGCGGCGCGCGCTGCCGGGTCAAGCTGCGCGATTGTGCGGTTATATTGCTCCTGCGTGATGCGTGCCGCCGAGAGCGCGGCGTCCAGCGCCTTGACCTGCTCAGCGTATTTCTCCTGCTCGGTCGCGGCACCTTCCACCAGCGATGTGCCGTGTTCCACCAGGCGCTGATATGCGCGCTCAGCCTCGGTCAGGCGTTCCGTCGTGGCGCGGGTGGTCTCGGTGCGATCCGCAAGACGCGCCAGCGCCTCGTCACGATCCTTGTCAGCAGCAGCACGCAGCCGGGACGCTTCCTCACCCTCAATCGCGCCACGCGCGGCCAAGGCGTCAATCTGCTGTACGCGTTCGGCATGTTCGGCACGGACGCCGCGTTCCTTGTCGAGCGCCTTATACAATTCCTCGAGCCGCGCCTGATCGGCCCGGCGTCCGGCAATGATGGCTCGCTGGCTGGCGGTATAGGCTTCGGCCTCGCCAGCTTCCTGCGCCTCACGCTCCAATTGGCTGCGGCGGGTGATGAAATTCTGTAAGTCACGCAGCGCGGCCTCGCGCTCGGCGCGCAGGTTTTCCAGATTGCGCCGCATGATGCCGCGCGTGCCGCCGGGCATGGCGGTCTCGGAAAGGGCGGCCTCGGCATTGGCAATCTGCTGATCCAGCACCGCCAGCCGATCCCGGCTGCGGTCATAGCCTGCACTGGCTTGCTCCATCGGCGTGCCAAGCCCGACCGCCACACGCCCCTGGTTGACCGCCGCTGCCGCTGCCTGCGCCGCGCGCGCAATGCCCTGGGACAGCCCAAGCGCGCGATCCAGATCGCCGGCAAAGCGCGACATGGCCTCGCCAAGGATGGAAAAAGCCCTCCCCATGGTGGGGGGCATTTTCTCGAATTCGGCATTGAGCGATTGCCCGGCGCGGATCAGCGCGGGCATCACCACATCGGCCGTCAGCTTGCCGGCCTCGCCCATCTTGCGGAGTTCGCCAACGCTGGCGCCCAGTTCGCGCGCCAGGGCCTCTGCCAGGGTCGGCATGTTCTCCAGCACCGAGCGCAACTCATCGCCCTGCAACCGGCCCGAGGCCAAAGCCTGGCCAAGCTGCATGACGGTGGCGGAGGTCTCGGCTGTGCTGGCACCCGCGATGATCCCGGCTTGCTGCACCGTGCGCACCAGGGCCAGCACCTGATCATTCGTGGCGCCGATCTCGCGCGCCGCGATGGCAAAGCGGGCAAAGGCATTGGCGCTTTCGCTGATCGCCACCCCCGTCTGCTGCGACAGCGCATAAAGGTTTTGATAGACCTTCTCGGCCGCACCGAAGGACCCCGTCGCCGCTTGCAGGCGTGCGAGTGATTCCGTCGCCTGATCACCGGCGCGGGCAATGGCGCTGCCTGCCGCAGCCACGCCCACTGCGACCGCCGCAATCGCTGCCGCCGCTCCACCAGCACGGCCTGCGACACTGACGAAGGCGCTGCCCGTGCTGCCAAGGCTATTGCCGAGTGCCCCAAAGCTGCGCACCGCCGCGTCCGACGCTGAGGCCAAGCCGCGCATGGCTGGCTGCGCCTTGGCGCTGGCGCTATCAATCTGCTCCAGCGCCTTCTTGCCATCGGCGCCGAGTTTTTCGAGCGACCGGCGCACGGACTCCGCATTCTCAGCTGAGAGCCGGATGGCGATGGTGCGGGCGGCGGTGCCACTCATGCGTCACGCGCCAATTCAGCAACGATGGCGCGCGCCAGCACATTCCCCGCGCGGCGGCGCACGCCCGCGACATCAAGCCGCTTTGCAAGCCGCACCTGGCGCATGAGAAAGAACATCGGGACAAACCCTTGGGCGAGAGTGGCGCGCGCCAGGCGCTGCTGGCCGCGCCGGTTGCCGGTGAGCACTTCGACATTCGCGCCAACGAACAGCCGCAAGCGCCGCCGCTTGCCGAGGCCGCTCGCGCCACGCACGCGCAAGCACCAAAGCCGCACCGCTGGGTTGGATTTGGAGCGGATGATGAAAGCCTCACCACGCGCGGCCTTCATCTCGGCGGGGGTGACGCGCAACCCGCCGCGCGATGAGGCACCGCGCCGGCCACGCGTGGCGTTGTGGCCGGTGGGGAAAGCGAGGTAGCGCCCACCCTTGGCAGTGATGGGCAGGCCCTTATCGAAGGCCTCCACGAGCTTTGGCGCATTGGAATAGACCAGCGCGGCCGGGCGAAAACTGCGCGGCGCAGCACCAGGCGGCGGGTAGAGTTTCAGGCGCCAGCTATTTGCGAGCGCACGGCCCTTGTCGGAGAAGCCCGCGCCACGCGCCTGGGCGCGGAGTTCGGCCTGCACTTCCCGCCCGGCGCGTTCCACGCCACGCCGCATGGCGCGCGCGACGGATCGGATCTCGGCCTCCATGGCAGCACGGAGGTCGCCGCGGATTGTGGCGAGGAGGAGGGGCATGGGGAAAGTCGCCATTTAGGGGGCTCAAGAGCCCGATGTCAGGCCTAGGGAAAAAACTTCCGATCGCTATGTTTACGATAAACTAAACTGGACACGAAGGAGTAGAAACCGCTAGCCTGAGGCTACATAACGCTAGTTGTTCGGGAGGTGGCATGCGCCGCGTTTTCGAGAACGTTACACAGACGGGAAGCGATTATATAAATTCCGTTCTCGGCACCAACTGGGCAACCACTATTGATCGGTGGTTGCGCGAAGTGGTCGATGCTAAGGCGACAGTAGTGAGCCGTGCGATGGATGCCGAGTATTTACGTACTCACATAGGAGGTGGCTTTCATCGCCTCTTCGATGGAGGGCACGACCTTTGGGGGGCCTTTAAGGCAACTCGCTCGGTCACTCCTGACGACGCGCTTTTGACGCAGTTGGGGAAATACGTGACTGAGCTCGGGAAGGATCTCGCAACACCCAATGGCTTGCCTGTAATTACTTGGAACAAGGAAATTTTTGATGCTACGTCAAAGACGCTTCAGCAGTATCTTGGGGTAAGTCCCAGTTGGGTTTACGACATGGCGACATTTACGGCCACTGAACTGGGCGGGGCAGCAGCAGCGATACTCGCTTTAGCAGTAAACTTGCGATCCAGTGATCCGGACAGATACGCTGAGATGTGTGGTTCTCTTGGGATCGCATCGCTCGTATCTGCAAATCCCTTGCTTCTTGCCATCTGGGTTACTTCTATTCTGAATTTAGTTCACCAAAGGAAATTTCGCATTAGATGGCGCGATAGTTTTGCGATTTTGCAGGGAGTGGCCGTAAGCGCAACAATATTGATCTCCATTGTTGGGTTGGGAGTCTTGGGCTTAGTGATTGCTATCCCGCTTGCTATGTTGGTCCGCAGGGGTCTTAAGCGTCTTGCGCTCGGATGGCGTCGTCAAATTGCGCGAGGTGCTCTCGGTATAATTAGAACCGAAATGACTGCTCAGCTAGTAGGTCCTCCCAATCGCCTTTTACTTTCTGGACCTCAGCCAACTGCTGTGTAAATCCACGCAGCCGAGAAATAGTTTTCGCTTGATAGCAAATCAACCATCGCTTGCTCTCCGCCTCTCCGCCTCCATCATCGCCTCCGCGCCCGCCAGCACCGCAAACCCATCCACCACCCAGGCAGCCTGGTCATTCACCCCGCCAGCATCTGGCCAATGCGCAATGCCGCCCATGCCGCCGCGACACGCGGCCCAAAGCCGCACAAAGCCGTGCCAGGGTTCGGCAATGACCAGCCGAGGATTCTCCGTCCAAGCCTCGCCGCCCACCAGCCAATCACCACCCTCGGCGGGTCTCAGTCCGCCGTCATAGGCGCTTGGCTCGCGGGCGATAGCGAGGGCGCCGCGGAGTTTTTTTCCGCATCCCGACCCGGCTGCATCAGCGCACTCGCGCGCCAGCCGATCGGCTCAATATCCTCCTGCGGCAAAGCATCCATCAATGCCTCGGAGACCAAGCCGCGATCGCGCTTGAAGGGCGGCAGGTCAGCACCCTCCCAGCCACGCAAAGCATGACGTGCTGCCACCCAGGGCAGCATGCCAATGTAACGCTGCCGCGCCGCCAGCAACCCTGCATAGCTTGGAATGGCCGCACAGGCGGCCTCGATCATCGCAAGCGGCGCCTGCGCTTCAGGATCATCCGGCTCCGCCTCCGCGCGCGCAATGGCGGCCGTGAGTTCCTCCGCGTTGCCGGGCGCGGCTTCGGTGATGGCCAGCCGCAACGCTTCCAGCATCTGCGCCTGCGGCGGGTAGATCCCACCATCGCGCGCAAGATCGGCGCGAAAGGCCTGACGCTCGCGGAAGGTCAGCGGCGCGATCAGGTAGCGCCGCTCTGGCGCATGGGGTGGTGAGAACCATTCCGCATCGCGGCGGGAAAAGACAACGCTCATTTTCATGCCCCTCAAAACTGCGCCAGGAATAGCGGGCAATCCGCGCCATCCAGTTGAAAGCCAATGTCGAATTGCCCAAGCCCGTCGCGCTGCCCGGGCCGCATGGCAGTGGCCTTGGCCGCCGGCGCAATGACGCAAAAGCGATTGCCGGGCGTGGCCCCAAGGATCGCCATCAAGGGCATCGCCGAGCCCAGGCGAAAGGCGTTGAACAGCGCAACAGCGGTCGTGGTGCTCATCAAGGGATCAATCGCTCCGCGTGCATCACGCTCTGTCGGCACGGCTGGATCATAGCCTTCGGCTGCTTCGGGATTGTCGGGCAGGATGACATTGACGCCAGCATCCAGCGTCAAGCGCCGCGCGCGTGCCAATTGCTGGTTCAATTGGCAGCGGCCATTCACAAAACGCGGCGGCGTCGGGCGAATGATATTGTTCCACCCGGTCGGCAGCGCGGCCGCCGATTTGTCGAGCAATTGGGCGCGCAGATCGAAAACCAGGAAGCCAATGCCGCCGGTGGAAAGCTCCAAGCTCCAGCTGCCAACCGCACCGGTAAAGCGCCAGCGCAGCCCATCGGCGTAGAAGTAAATCGTGGCCGTGCGATAGATCGCCTCATCCGAGGTCGGGCTGTAGAGCACATTGGCAGGGATTTGCGCGAGTGTGGCGACCGCGCCAGGGGTGGCCATGGTCTCGCCCAGGCTCGCGACACGCGCGGCAGTGTAATCAATGATGCCCGTGACAAGGCTGCGATCACCCGAAAGCAGCAAGGGCATGCCGCGATAAAGCTGTGCGGTGGCGGCGAAGGGTGCGGCCAGTGTCAGGTTGGTGGTGGTGCCGCTGGCGGCGGCGGTGGGCGCGCCGATGGCAGTATTGGTGATGCCTTCGGCCATCGTGCAGCAGCGCAGCAGCTTTCCCCATTCCGGCGGTGTCGCCGGCGTGCCAGACCCGCGCAACGGCACGCGCAACCGAATACGCGGCCGCATTCCACCGACAATGGCGGGCGAGCGGTCAAGCGAGCCGATGAGTTCGTTATTCTCCACCGTGATCGGATCGAAATCGATCTCGCAATCGGCGGCGAGCCAATCGGCATTGACCGGCGTGCCGCCAATGGCGTCCAGCCCAGGGGTGGTTTCGATTTTCGCTGCCACGGCGGCAAAGCGCATGCGCACGAGATCGAGGCTCATGTCGCGGTTCCTTTCGGGATGGGAGGGGAATGATTGCGGTCAGGCGGACCAGGGCCCGCCATTGGGCCCGATGGCGAGGATGCTGAAGCGGGCGAGGAATTCCCCGGCAGGAAGGGCGGATTCCTCGGTGTCGTATATGCGGAATTCCGCGCCCTGCTCGGCAACATCGCCAAGCCCGGCTGTGGCGGGCGTCCAGCCGGCGAGCCGCGAGACCAGGCGCGCATGAAGCGTGGACAGTGCCTGTTCTGCGGCAAGATCTGAAACACCCGCCGCAAAGCCTGAAACCACAAAGCCGATGCGATAATGCGTGCGGCCCGGTTCCTCGGTATCGTCGGCTTCGATTTCCTCACCGCGCAGCACCAGTCGCGGTAGCGTTTCGACTTCCACATCCACCGGCGCCCGGCGCGCGCGGTCCAGCGCCACATCTGGCAGGCCGGTGGTGATGCGCTCGGCAATGGCGGCAAGGGCCGCTTCGCGGAGCGGCAGCGTGCCACTCATGGCGCACGCGCCAGTGTCAGGCGCAAGGATAGGCCAAGCGCATCCGGCTCCGCCTCCTCAATGCGCCAGGTCTCGGGCGGTGAGAGGCGCCGCAGCAAATCCCCCCGGCGTGGTGTGTCGGGCGCAAGATCCGCCACACGCAGCACTGCTTCCAGCGCCGCCCCGCGCGCGCCAATGGCTCCGATCTCTCGCGCGGCAGTGGTGAGCGCCACGCGCAAGGGCCGCCAGGGACCGCCGGCTGCCGCGCGCCATTCCGCGGCCATGGCCATGTTTGGATCCGCGAATAGCGTGGCCATCGCCCCATCAAAGGCGCTCATCGTTTCAGCACCTCGACAATGCGCGGCAGCGTCTTTTCGGCGGAGCGGCCAATGACGTAACCACCCAGGCCGATCTCAACGATGTTCCAGAGCTTGAGCGCCTCGGCCTCACTGATCCCCGGCGCTGACCAGCCGAGCCAGCGCAGCACGATCAAGATGCCAAAGGTGATCATCATCAGCGGACGCCAGCAGGCAGCGAGCCAATGTT